TCCCGCCGCCGCTGGGCGTGCAAACATTGAATGCGACGCGTGCACACATTAGAGGCGACGCGCACACATTGCATGCGACAACGCTTTTCTGTGGATAACCTGTGGATACCTACACATGGGGTTACTCACGGAGTGAGTCTAAAGCTCGGTTTCCAGACCTCAGACCCGTCGCCGATTTGCAGCGTTAGATCAATGCTCACGTGGCCGGGCATGGTCATGGCGGCGCCGACCTTCAGCACGCGCACGCGCGGCTCCCAGCGCTGGATGGCGTAGGCGACCTCGAAGTACAGGTCGGCCAGCCACTGGGCGTTGACCGGGCGGTCGAGCAGGTCGCGCACGCGGCTGCCGTAGTCGGGTCGCATGATGCGCTCGCCGGGGTGAGTGGTTAGGATGTCCAGCACCGACTGACGCAGGTGCTCCCATCCGGTGATGCGGGTGCCCGCGCGCGCCGACAGGCCTTGATAGCGCTCCAGCGCGGCGATGGGGCGCGGGTGGCGCGGCAGGATGTCGAGCACGGTGGTTGCGGTCATTCGACCTCCTCAATGAGGCTTTGGCTTGCCCGCCCCGTCGCGCTGGGTGGGACGCATTCCAGGCGGGTTTTCAGGCCGTCCGCGTCGAGCGTGTGCTGGGCGCGTTCGATCACCCACTGGCCGGCTATGGGGTCGGACAGGCCGGTGATGAGCATGTGATGCCCGGCCAAGAGACGCGTGTCGCCGGGCAGCTCCAGCGTCAGGCTGCCTTCGGCGCGGCGTAGCTGGCGCAGCCGCCCTTCGGCAGCGGCGCGGGCGTCGGCCTCGGACTTGGCGTCATGGCGCAGGTCGAGCGTGGGGCCGTCGCCGCCATCGCTCACCTCGACCGGGCGGCGCATGCCGGTGTCTGGGTCGTAGTGCCAGGCGCGCACCCTGCCGTAGCGGCTGCGCGCATTGGTGGTGTAGTCGTAGCGGGTGATGCGCCGGGCGTCCAGGCGATGGATCGGCGGCGTGAACTCGCGGGCTTCCTTGGCCGGTGGCAGGGCGGCGGCGTGCGGGCGCAGCGTGAGCCGATCGGCATCGAGCCGCAGCACCCAATCGCGTGCGCGGGCCAGGCGCTCCAAAAGCGCCATGTCGCTTTCGGTCTGCTGGTCGATGTGGCCTAGACTGATCCGGCGCGCGTCTGGGTGGATCGATGGCGTGAGATTGTGGCGCTGCGCGATGCGCCGTGCCAGGTCGTAGAGCGTTTCGTCGTCGCCGTCGTCGATCAATGGGGCCCTGAGCGCGGTGTTGACCAGATCCGCGCCCTTGGCGGTGAAGCTGATGGACAGCGGCGGGCCGGACAGGCGCACTTCGTCGACCACGAAGTCACCCAGCACGGGGATGGGCGCGCGCTCAAGATAGCCCATCAGACAGCGGATTTTGTCGCCCACGGCGGGGAGCTGCACGCGCTGGCCGCGGTCGTCGAGCTCGACTTCGAGCACGTCACTCGCAAAGCCTTCCGCGTCCGTCACCGACACGCGCGTGACGCGATCGATCAGCGTCTCGGTCAGGTCCGCGCCGTCGACGCTCAACAGATAGACGACCGGGCGCATCTCAGAACACCCTCGGCGGCGGTGGTTGGCGCGCAGGCGCTGGCGGCAGGGTGAGCTGCGCGCCTTTGGGCAGCCGGGCGATGTCGAGATGGCGCAGGTGGGCGTTGGCCGGGTGCGCGAGCACCGCTTCGACGGTGCCGGACAGGTGCCCGTAGTGACGCCAGCAGATGAGGTCGAGCCGCTCGGTGGCGGTGGTGGTGTAGCGCGTCACGCCATGTCCTCCCCGTAGGCGGCAAGCGTGAGCGTGAAGCGCTGCTCCAGCGGCGCGCCCGACGGGCCGATGGTGGGCTGCTCTTCGTCCAGCCGGGTGATGACCCACTGCCCGAGCACGTCGCCGTAGCCGGTGACCAGCGTCAGCGGGCGAGCCCCAGACGCATCGCGCAGGGCTTGATCGGCCAGCGCGCGCAGGGCCTTGAGCTGTCCCAGGCCGCCCTTGAACGCGGGCAGGATGACGCCTTCGAGCGTGATTTCGTCGCTGCCGCGCCCGGTGAACTGCCGCGCCCGGTCGCTCCAGAGCCGGTCTTGCGCGGGCCAGCGCCACTCGGTGGAGCGTTTGAGGCTTTGGTAGGCGGCGGTGTCGATGGCAAAGCGGAACTGCTGCCGCGCGTCGCCGAGGGTCATGAGCACGTCCATCAGGCGATGCCTCCATCGATGAGCCGCGCGCGGCGGGCCAGCGCATCGCGGCGGGCCTGCTCGGCCAGGGCGCGCTCGACCTCACGGCGCACGGCGGCGGCCACATCCTGCGCGGCCTCTGGGCTCGCCGGGCCGTTGAGGTTGACGGTGATCTGAATGGGCGGCGATGATGCGGCCGCTGTTGGCTCGACCGCTTGTGCAAGCGGCGCAAGCGCTATAGCGCCAGCTGTGATGGGAGCAGCCAGCGCAGCGGCCACGCCGCGCATGGCAGAGAGCGGCAGGTTGGCTGCGCGCTCGATGCCCAGCTGCAAGCCGCCCATGAGGTGGCCGCCGATCTCGGCAAAGACGCGGCTGGGGGAGCGGATGCCCAGCGCGTCGCGCACGCTGCCCACGATACCGCTGGCGATGCCAGAGACAGCATCTTTGAGCGCCGTCCAGCGCGCGCGCAAGCCCGCCAGCAGTCCATCCATGATTTGTCCGCCGATGGCGAACATCTCGGTCCAGCACGCGCGCAAGCCCTCCAGCAGTCCATCCATGATTTGTCCGCCGATGGCGAGCATCTCGGTCCAGCGCGCGCGCAAGCCCGCCAGCAGTCCATCCATGATTTGTCCGCCGATGGCGAGCATCTCGCCGGGTAGGGCGCTTATCCACTCCCACGCCGCCGAGAATGCGCCTTTGACCTCGCCCCATACGGCGGCGAGTTTGGGGCCAATGACGCTCCAGTTGCGCCAAATGAGGTAAGCCGCCACGGCGATTGCGGTCAGCAGCAGGCCGATGGGGTTCGTGAGCACAGCGCGTCCCAGAATGAGGATGGCGCGGGCAGCCGCACCGGCCGCGCTGGCGATGGCCGAGCCGACCGCCCCGGCTACGCCGATGAGCTTGCCGCCCCAGCCAGCCAGCGTCTGCCACACCAGCGCCAGCGGCATCCAGACGCCCGCGACGAGCGATCGAATGAGCGATCCCAGCGTGCGCGCGGCACTGCCAGCCATGCCTCGAGCCCCACCGATGTTGGGCCGTGCGCCGCCCAAGCCGCCGGGCAGGTTGACGACCCAGACCTTTTGCACATCCGGCAGCAAGCTCGCACGGCCGCCGCTGCCGGCGGCCGGTGCGCCGGTTCTCCCGCGCATGCCAAAGAACCCGCCGATGATGTCCTTGATCTGCCTCAGCTTGCCGAGTGCGGCCAGGCCGATGAGTGCCGTGCCCACGGCGGCAAGCGCCGCTGATAGCCCCGCCACGCCGAGGACGGCCGCGCCGATCCACTTGGAAAGATTTGGGAAGCGATCGAGCAAGGCATTGATGCCGTCGGTGAGCCGGGCGATCCACTCGCCCAGCCAGTCCAGCGCCGGTTTCATCGCCTCGCCCAGGCGCAGCCATAGATCATTGAGCCGGTTCATGGCCTGCTGCCACTTTGCCCCGGCCGACTCGTTGATGATCCTGGACGCGCGCTCGAAGCTGCCCGCGCTGTTGCGGATGGCCTCCAGGTCTTCCCTCAGCACTTCGGTTTGACCGAGGAGCAGCATCACGGCGCGGAACCCCTCGTCACCGAAGCCTTTGCGCAGCTTGGCTTCCATCTCCGGCGTGAGCTTGTTCACATCGCCCACGGCGCGCTTGAGGTTTTCCAGGGTGCGCAGCAGGTCGAGCTCGCCGGTGCCTCTCTTCACCGCCACCTTGAAGCCGATTTCCTTCGCCGCCTTGAAGCGGTTGGCAAGCATACTGGCCAGGGCGGTGCCCGCCATCGAGCCTTGAAGGCCCGCGCTGTTGAGGCGGCCGAGCGCAGCGTTCATGTCCTCGACCGCAAGCTTGGCTGTCTTGGCCGCGGGCGTCGCGTATTTCAGGCCCTCGGTGAGCTGCGAGAGATTTCTGAGCTGGAAGCGCTGCTGCGTGGCGGTGATGGCATCGCCCATGCGCGCGAACTCGGCGGTCATCTCGCGCGTCGGGTCGCGCATGTTGTTGTAGAGGATGGCGACCGCCTCGCCGGCTTCTGCGGTCGCACCGCGCGTGGCCTGGGCGACCTTGATCGAGACCTCGGTCGCGTAGTTGGCCAGCGCCTCGGGGATGCCCGCCGAGAGGATGTTGTAGGTGGTGTCCAGGTATTCGCCGAGCGTGACCTTGTTCTCGCGCGTGAAGGCGCGCGCACGGTTGGTGATCTGGGTCAGCGCTTCGTCGGTGATTCCGGGCATGGACGCCAGCACCGCCCGCGCATCGTCGAAGGCCACGAACGCCTGCGCAGACCGAAGCGCGATGGCCTGGGCGCGCTGTGACACGCCGGAGAGCGCGGATGAGAGCGCATACGCTGCCGCGCCCGCTGCCGCCAGCTTGGTCGACAGCCTCTCGATCTGCCCCGTGACACCCTTGAGCGGGGCGGAGAGCCGGTCGGTCAGGCTCAGCGCCACCCCGATCGTTATGCCGGTCATGGACATGGGCGCGCCCCGTGACTATGAATCGGGTATGGCACCGTTCATCCTGTCATTGCTTGCCGCGACGCTGGCCGCCATGCCGGTGTGGGCGATCTTCGGCCCGGCTCAGTGGCTCGCCACGGCTATCGGGTTGGCGCTCGTGCTCTGGCCGCTGATGGCACTGGCGCGCCGCCTCATGCACGGAATCATCGCCTACCTGGGCGAGGCCATCACCCACCACCGCGCGCGCGGATGACGCGCTCGGCGCGCCGCACCCACTCGGCAAACTCGGCTGGCTCCATTTCTCGCCCAACATCCGGCGGCCAGTGGTAGGCCAAGGCCAAGCGCTCCAGGCCGTCCATGGGCGCGATCAGCCGTTTCCCAGCATGTCAGCCACCGCCTTGCTGGCGGCGGCAAAGTCCGCCGCATCCAGCTCACGGACGGTCTCTGGGGGCAGTTCGGACAGGTTGGCAATCAGCGCCACGGTCTTGGCCGTCTCGCCCGCGATCTTGTCGATGGCCTCCAGATCGCGCACCTTGGGGCGGCGCAGCGTGAGCACGCCGATCTTGGCGCCGTTGATCTCAATGGGCTCGCGCAGGGTGATCGTCGTCATGACTCAAGCCTCCTGTTGGCCCGTTTGGACGGGGGTTGCACGGGGTTGGCGGGCGTCTCGGGCGCGGACGCAGGCGCGGGCTCGACATAGGCCACCGCGTGCCCGGATTGGATGAGACGATCCGCGACGGCATCGGGCAGGTTGAGCACCACGCCCTCGCGCAGCAGGTAGCCGTAGATGGCGGCGGTGGTTTTGGGCAGGATCAGCATGTCACACCCCCAGCGCCGCGCGCATTGTTGCGAGCTGGTCGGTGCCGTTGATGACGGCCACCAGGTTCACCGGGTCGATCTCGTGCACGGTGCGCCCGTCCACATCCATCTTGTAGTAGTGGATCATGGCGTTGACCTTGAGGTCGGAGGCCTCGGTCGGCTTCCAGGCATCCGGCTCAAAGCCCAGCACCGCACGCAGGGTGATCTCGAGCGGGCGGCAGGCGCCGTCGTAGTCGTACATCGCGCCGGTAAAGCGCAGCGGCACCAGGTTGCCCGGCACCACGCTGAAGGCGGCGAGCACGTCCGGGTCGTAGCCGGTGAGGGTGAAGGAGGCTTCGAGCTTTTCCACGGCGCCCATGGGGATGGCGACCTCCGCCCCCATGCCGCCTGCCTTGTACTCGCGCACGATGGGGTCGAGCTTCGGGGGGTTGAACTCGGCCACA